CCTTCAACTACCTCAATACATGAATTGTTATCTGTGTTAGCTAGAGAGTCCCAATTAAACGCTGACGGATCAATACATCCATAAACAATTGGAATGCAAGAGAAGTCATCTGTGTTAGCCTGGTCGTTGTAATTGAACGCGTCTGGATCTGTGCATCCTAATATAGTTGTAAAACAACCACCATTATCTACGTTAGCTTGAGAGTCGTAGTTGTCAGCGGTAGGATCCATACAACCAAAGTATATACAAGACTCGTCTGCTGTGTTAGCTAAAGCATTATAATTCCAAGCGTAATTATCCATACACCCAACGGTAACAGCAACACATCCACCACTATCGATGTTGGCAAGGGAATCATAATTGAAAGCTAACTCGTTTGTACATCCAACCACCACATCAATACAACCCCCGTCGTCTGTATTAGCTAAGCTATCATAGTTCAACGCTAGCTCATCTAAACAACCGTGCACCTTAGGTATACAGTAGTCACCGCAGAAAGGCAACGCATGATATACATGCCAGAAAGGAGGTGCGTATGATTGCAAAGCTCCACCACCATTATCAGCGAAAGGGTATGAACCACCTTGTAAAGTAATATCACCAACTGAATTTATTAATCTAAACGAGTTGTGCATTGTTTGAAATGCAACTTCTGCAAGAGGAGTTTGTGGGTTAGCTATCTCAAAGTAGTAAACCTTAACTGGCTTATCTGTTTCTAATACTAGGTTAAACTCTTGAGAGTAAGGACCAGGTCCCATTGTATAAGTACCAAGAATACTATCTTCTTGTACTACACCTATATAGCAATCACCCCATCCATCACCACCGTCATCTTCAATAATCAAAGTGTAGTTACAGGTAGGTATTATAGCGTTTAACGTAGCAAGTGAATCGTAGTTAAAAGCGTTTGGGTTCACACACCCTAAAGCGTGTAATGTCTCACAAGTACCATCATCAAGATTAGCTTGTGGACTAAACTCTACATAACTATTATTTGTACAACCTTCTACTAAAGGAACATCACATTGCTCTAACCATATAGGACCAGAGTAAGCTGCGTTACCAAAGTTAGCAGAATCTAAAGCCCATAAAGTATCTAAACTACCACAAGGCTCTGCGTCACCAAGCACTACTATATTACCATCAGTTCCACCCCACTGTGAGCCAGCCATACCATCTCCGTATATGTCGCTAAGTATTATTTCAATTCCAGTCTCAGGTATACATATATCATATATGATAGTTTGATTAGCCTGCTCGTACGTGTACTCACCAGCTACTACGTTATCCACAGCTTGACCATTTGATAGGTCAGTTATAATCCAACCAGTCTCACCTGGATATTGATCTAGTGTTAGCTGTAAAATAATTTTGGCCTCTCCGTCGGAACAACTTATTCCAACACAGCTGCCATCATCTGCTTCTGCCCAAGGGTTATAGTTCGGTGCTTCAGGATCGATGCAACCGAATATAGGATACTCACAACTACCGTCATTAAAGTTTGCTTCAGGAACAAAGTTTAAAGCTAACAAGTCAGTACAACCAGGTACTGTATCTATAGGTGCTTCGCAATCTCCTTCATCATAATTAAATTCTTCACAATCAAAGTAAACTGGTACTCCGTTGTAAGTGTAAGCGCCATCATCACACCACCCATCTCCTAACCAACCCGACACTGCTGTAACATCAGACCCTAAACAATCATATAAAGTATCTTGAGCTAGTAAACTATTTGATATTATTAAAATTAATAAAAGTAATTTCTTCATACTACGATTTTTTATGTTTCCTACAAAAAGCAGCAGCGGCCTCTCTACTACCAAACCCCCATTTCTTTAAAGCTCTAGCATAAGGAGTTGGTTCTCCTTTTTTATTCTTCATACTTCCCTGCATGCCAGCAAACCTACAGGCAAAAGAAACTCTACGTGGATTTGTACCACTGGTTTTTCTATCACCTAATGTTTTACCTGTTTCACTCTTATGATCGGCGCGCATTTTTTTATTACGCTTAGCGTAAGCTGCCTCTGTTATTTTAAGTGGATCTACACTTCTATTATCGTATGCCATAATCTACCTTTCTTCGCAATCGTTAACCATTTTAGTACTACCGTCTTTATTTTTTCTACCAGACGGAGACTTTTTCATACCTACTTTTTTGTGTGTATCCCAACAGTTTAATGGACTATGACTATAGCCTTTCTTCTTAAGCTCAACATGCTCTTTATGAGTGTTAGCTTTCTTCTTGTCGTACATGTTGTGAGGCACAAAGCCTTTCATATAAAATGGCATACGTTATTTTTTTGCAAACTTCTCTACGCCTGAGATTCCAAATGAACCAAGCACAACCCAAACAAATGAGTTGTAGACGTATTCGTTTATTATTAAATCACTTCCTACCCAGCCTGTAACTAAATCAGCTATCATTATAAGGCACATAATAGCAAACGCTATAAATCCTACTATAGCTTTTTCGTTCCAATTGTTATCGTTCTTAAATATTTCCATTATCTACAATCTTTTACTCTTCCAACTACTATACCTGATGCTACTTGTATGTTTTTAAATCTACCTCCACCACCATCCATCTTGTAGTTACCATCTTCTAAAAAATACCTATCATTAGCTCTAGCCCTAGCATAAACTTTATCACCCGTAGTTGGAGTTGAACCACTACCATCATGATAATATGTTTGATCCATAGTCGCAGCGCAAGCATTACTACCGTTGCTTTGAACTGTACAACTAGAGAAAGAGGTGTAGCCTTTAGCAGTTACAACTTCCTTTCTTCGTTGTACTTTTACGGCCCTGTTCTTACCTCTAGCTTGTGCTGTTGTATTTGAATTACCTAAAGCCATTAATAACCAAAGTAAGCTATTATACCACCAGCGCCTTCAGCAGCGTTCAAAGAAACAGCTGTCCATCTACCATACAAAGTAGTACCGTCTGCTATTGTAATACTCGCATCTAAAGCCTCACCATTACCGTTTGTGTTAGCGTTGGTTATACCAAAATAGCAGTCATTAGTTTCAGTCCCACCGTATACTAAAGAATTAGAAGTGTCAGCTGTCAATACATCAAACTCTACTTCACTAAGAGCGGTAATAGCTACTATCACCATTCCATCAGGGGGAGTTAGAGTTTCACCATTATCATTATGCATGTGTGCGCTACCTAGTTGTCCAAAGTTGTAAGCAGCTCCTGTTGAATTTAATCCCATGATTTTTTTTATTACTTGTTTATAATTATAATATTACACACTACGTAAACAGTTTACTGATGCGCATAACATCTTTTGTTTTTATTCTCTGTTCTATTCTTACATCTACTACCTGATCCAGTGTTCGATTTGCATTGATATTCTTTAATACCATTATTGTTCCTATCACTACCTTGATTAGGTTTATAAGATCTATGGTATGAACACAAAGCTCTTTTAGTTTTAGATTCAACCATTATACTACACCTGCCACCACTTGATTTAGTACCAGAGCATCTAACTTGTTTAATACCTTGTTTCTCTTTTTTTTCTTGCTCTTGCTTTTTCTCTTCGTCTTTCTTCTTCTTATCTTCTATCTTCTTGTTATCTTTGTCTATCTTCTTTTGAGCTTCCTTCTCAGCCTTCTCTTCAGCTTTTTCTCTCTGCCCAATACCAACGTCCCATTTACTCCAACCTAGACCTACTAACACCCTTTGCCAAGCTTCGTTCTGGTCATCTAAAGCAGCTTGAATATTAGTAATCTTTCTATGAGCTCTATTAACTGGCACGTTAAGTAGACCTTCAGTTAGCATTGTTAAACCTTCTAAGGCTGGACCATCAAGAGTTAAACCTTCTTTAAGTATTTCTTTCTTATTGAACTTATATGTATTACCAGCTGCATCAAATTTACCAAACTTAGATCCTATGGTAGGAGATACATTCAGTAAGTCTTCACCAACTTCACTGTAGTCAGCTCCCCAACCCTTGTTGTTCTGTTTTTGAAACTCCAGTATACTATTCTTTATACCAGACAGTACAGCTCCAGGTATTCCCATACCTCTTAAGAACGAATCAGCCATAGTGTTTATAGCATATATCTCTTTCTCAGCTTTTAATTCGTCATCATCACTATTAGCCATGAGTGCAAATAACCCAGACTGTAACCCAGCGAATATAGCAGATTGTACAAACCCGTAATAGCCTACTTTACTCATCTTGTTAGTGAAAGAACCATCACCAGCAAATCCTTTATACCTACCGTTCTTAATATCAAGCAACTCCTTCATCATTATTCTATTCATCTGCATAGGAGTATTGGCAAATGGTAATACTATTCTACCACCCCAAGAAACTTGTTGTGCAGATAATAGATCTGGTCTAGAAGATTGTTGAGTTCTTTCTGCCACTGCTTGGAAGTCTACAAAAGCTTTTTTCTCAGCCTCAGCTTTAGACAAACCTTCTTTCATATACTTGTTTATAGCATTACGATAATACGTAGCACCACCAGAAGCTATAGCAAAACTATCCGCTATCTTAGTAGGTAAATAACCTGCTTTTAATATCTTAGCTATAACAGCTTTAGAAGGGTTCCTACTTTTAGAAGCAGCTGCAGCAAGTTCAGCTTCTGTAACGTTTATCTCTAACCCAGCTCTACGTTGCTTTAACATGTCTGAGTTCATGATAGTCATGAAGTCTTTCCAATACTGAGGTTGATTAGCGAAAGCTTTAGAAGCTGCTAGTGGATTGTTAAACGAATGGTTTACAAAGTTAACTGTAGATAGTAACTGTAGCGTTGCGGATCTAGTATTAAAGTTCATTATAGTACCAACACTACCGTTTAGGTAATCCATTATTTTATTACCAGCAGTTCCAAGGTCAGCTCTTCTAGTTTGACCAGTCTCCATTCTTTCAAACATCTCTTCAAGATTCTTTCTCCAGTTAGAGCCTAACTTAGATTCCATCTTGTTTAAATTCTCTTCAGAGAATATTTCGTTCTTAGCTTCTATCCATTCCGCAAGATGTTTCTTTCTACTAACACCCTCACCTAAGCCACCGACTTCACTAGCTAGAGTTTCAGCCCACCAACTATTTGATGGTTCTTTTACTTCTAGTATTCTAGAGAAATTCTCAGCGTACGCTTGAAGATCAGGGTTGTTTCTAACATGCTCGACTAGCTTCGCCTCTGTGGCTTTAGCTAAGTCAGGTATCTTAATACCATTTTTATTCCAGTTATAAATTCGTATAGCCATGTCGTTAGTAAACCCAGTATCTCCAACTTCTTTATCTAAAGACTTAACCGTTTCTTTGTTTTGCTTACGTAACGACAAGTATTGATTAGCCGCTTTCTGCTTAGCATTATTAAGATCATTATAACCTCTTTCAAAAGGCTTTATCAAGTTCTCGTTAAACCACTTCTGATTCTCTATACCTTTCTTACCTTTACCATATAAAGGTTCTAACAATAATTCCATGTCAGCAGCAGAGTCTGTCATAAAGACTCTACGTCTTTTAATATCTGCACCACGAACTTTAGCTTCAGCTTTAGAAAATGTTTTCTCAGGAGCTATATCTAAAGAATGTTTCATAACGTCATTAACGCCCTGACTGAGATCTTTAGATGCTAAAGCTTGTTGTACTTTAGATTTTATATCCAGTTGATCTAAGACCTTCTTAACAGCCTCTACGTTGGGAAGAGCATCATCAACAAAGTACATATCATTATAACCTTCAGCAAACTTCTCTAACATCCAAAGAGCTTTAGCCTCACCTTGACTTTTACCTAACCCTGTTATATTTTCTAAAGGTATATCAACACCTTTAGTTTTAAGCCATTGATGAATAGGTCCAGCAGCGTCTTGCATTCTAGCAGTTAAAACAAAAACATCTTTAGGTCCATGTTTTCCTATTAAGTTTTTCATCTTCTGAAGCAGTGGTCCTTCTTTACCGCCGCGAACGTTTACAAAATCTGAAAAATCAAATTCAAAACCGCGCTCAGCGTATTTAGGCCCTTCAATAGGCCAATTACCACTACTTATTTTAACAGTCTCTTTACCTCTCTTAGCCACAACAAAGTTTTCTCCGTCTACAATAAGTGTTTCGTCAAAATCAAAAGTAGCCATACCTTGAGTTTTCTTATTCTTTTTTCTACCCAGTGCAAACGCTTTATCTGCGTCACGTATAGCTTTACCTAAGTCCTTAGATGCTAGAGCTTCTTTGTAACCTTTAGGGAATAAAGCTTCTCGATACTCTCTAAGTCTTTTTCCAGCCTGCACAGTTTCAACTTGACTAGTGCCTGGCATTTTATCATAAGTTATATCTCTAACAAAGTCGTATAGTGGTATATCAAAACCTTTACCAAAAGCATCAGAGTGGTAACGATCTAGTATAATATTAGATCTACCATCAAATAAATTTTCAGGTGGTAGTGACTCTTGATATATCTCATTTACCATTACATCTAGATTCTCAGGTATTAGAGTAGTGTGATAGTTATCTAAAGCGTTTTTAACCCAATCTTTAAGTTGAGCTTTTCTAGCGGCCTCTGGACTTTTGGGTTCACCTTTAGGGGTAGTTATATAATCATATATTAAAGTAGCTATTTCTTTAGCTGGAGTTGTATGTTCTAACACCCATTTTTTACCATACTGTTTTATAAATTCCTTAGGGTTTCCTTTAGGTAGTAGAGCTAAAGATGCACTAGACTTTATTAACCCAGGCATTGAAGCTGAATGTAATTGAGTGAACGCTCTAACGTGTCCATGGTTTATATCACCCTTCTCGTATGCTTCATTCAGTATGTCTACAACCTCCCTTAAGACATCTTTATTTTGCTCCCCGAGTTTATACGCTTCCATAGGATCAAGAGACCCATCAACCCACTTCTTTAGCATTACAGCTTTGTTAGTAATATACGGGGATGGTTTCTTGCCTTCCCACTTTTTCTTCTTAACTTTTTTAGATATTGGTTCACTTACGTTCGCAACATAATCAGCAGCTGTAACAAAGTACGAAGGTCTTGCACTACCTGATTCTTTACCAAATATTACATCGTGTAATCCTTTAACTATAACATCCGAACTTTTATATGGACCCAAACCGGAACCAGTTGTTGCTCCTGATTTTAAGAAAGCCTCAGCAAAACCAGGGCCATACTTAGCGTCTAGTTTTTCAGCTATTAAAAACTCCACTTCTCTACCTTTTATTATACCGGCTTTATTACCAAACGGATTACTTAAAGGTTGTAAACCATTTCTAGCTTCAACAGCGGAGTACTCGTTAGACTTTAATATTCTATTACCTACTTTTATAGCTATATTATTAGGCTTATAACCTTGTAGCTTTAAAGATCCAGATAACTGATTAGCTATATTAGCTAGCAACATGTTTTTAGTTATAGGTTTTCCAGTGCTAGTCTCTAACTTCAACCCTATATCCTTGTCTTTAAAGTATTGTCTGAAACTTTCTATAACAGCTTTATCTGTCTTGCCGTAACCACTAATGTTAGCGTTGAATATACTAGCAAATTCAGGGGATATAACACCTCTAAAAACTTCTTTCTGAGCATCAATAGACTGTCTACCCAAGTCTTTACTAGCTAACGCTTCAGACTTACCGGCTTGAACTTGATTCATTAAATTCTCTACAGATGTAGACAACTCAAACTGTGGTGAGTTATTTTTTAAATACTCTCTAGCAACTTGATTAGACCAAGCCTTACCTAATTGATCTACAGCCGCTTTAACTTTCTGGCTAAGGCTTCTATCATTTTTAAGTTCAATAAAAGTTCCATCAGGTCTTACACCAAAAAATGCTTTAACATCTCTAGGTGTTATTTTACTGTTTTTAATTTGAATAGGATTACCGGCACCAGTTTTTACTCTAGTACCTTTACTATAGAAAGAGTTTAGTAAAACGTTTTGCACGCCGGTAGCTGTACCCTTTATAGACTCAGGAGCACCTTCCATTTCTACAGTTCCCTCCGGCAATGCGTCAATAAACAATCTAGCGTTTGAATCTTTACTAAACCACTTTTGAGCATTACTAACGCTATTTTTACCTATACCTCCAACCTTAGGCTCTACTCCAAGCAACTCGTTAGTATATTCAGGTACTAAATCTTTTAACGTTTTATAAGTAAGTTTTGTAACATCTAAACCAGATAATCTCTCTTCAGCTTTGCTTATAACATCCTCAGGTATGTTAAGATCTCTAACCAGCTCCCTACCCTTAGGTCCTTCAGAACCTGATCTACTTAGCTCCGGTGAAGTATCTGCTATCTGTAAAGTCTCAGCGTCAACACCAGCCTCACTCATAGCTATCTCAGTTGTTCTACCAGCTTGAGCTGCTCTCAATATATTTCCTTGCTGTGAGAAACCAGACTTAGTATGTTTACCACCGAGCGATTGCTTTAAGTAAGCACCAAATGGTACCCCTGTTTTAGCGTCGTACCTGTTCATTATCTTAACTACCTGCACCATCGTCTCGGCTTCAAACTCAGACTTGCTAACGTCTAAACCTTTTTTAAATTCCGAATCTATGAACTTGCTAATAATACCCATATTGTCATTATACAGAGCGTTTTCAGCTCTTGTTCTAGGTACATCACCTGGTTCAAATTTTTGATATACCTCTATATTTTTAGCGTTACGTTCTGACTTCTTTATATTCTCGTTAAGCTTTTTTATTTCTTCAATATTCTTACTAACCTCAGCCTCATACCCTTTAGGTTTATTCGTTCTTAACGATTCGTTAGTTTGCATCAGAAGTTGCTTCTCTAAAGTCAAATCACGTGAAGCCATCTCAGCTTCGGTAGGTTTTTTACCTACATCTAAATATTGATCTAAGTGTTTAAGCTCGGAGATCTTACCTGTGCTACCAAATCTTCCTAACATGTTGACTAATTCACGTTGCGTGAATACATCTAGTGGTTTACCAAGTAAACTTTTAGACATGTTGTTAAAGAACCCACCTACAGCGGAGTATGCTCTGGAATCTATTAAATGTTGATTCTCCTTCTTACTCAAGTATTCTGCTGTGTAAGCCCTTAGCTCCATGAACTTTGTAGGATCTTTCATTTCTGATATAGCAGCGTCGCTTAATACAGCGTCGTAAAGATTTGTTTTGTTACCTCCTTGATTTATTTCTATTCGCTGCATCCTCTTTTTAAGAGCTTCTACATATTGAGTTGCCATTTCAGGTGATCCCTCAAAAAGTATATCTTCATAAGCGTGAAGCATTTCGTGAGATATCGTGCCTCTACCTTTAGCTTTTTTGGTGTTGTAAACTATTTTATAAGGATCTTTAGATGTCTTAGGTTTAGTATATAAAGCGTTAACATCTTGATACTTTGTCTCACCATTAGCTGATACGTATTCTTGATATATAGGTTTATCCGTTAACTCGTATTGGAACTCTTTACCTTTACTTGCAGCGAATTTCTTTAATTCTCTGTGGTGTTCCTCATATAGCTTCTCCCCCTTAACGGGATCTGTCCATGCTTCAACATCATCAGCTCTATCTAAATAGTTCTGTGCAGCGTAGAAATCCTGTTGATAAGTTTGAAAGTCATCTACAAGTTTAGATATTTTAGAACCCTCGCTCTGGCTACTTAACCACTCTTGATAATTAGCTACTGTATAGTTTTCTTTTCTAAAATTCTTTATTTTTTTACTTTGCTGTCTGTTAGCATCGGTAACGTGTATACTCTGTCCCTTATATATAATACCTTCTTGTTCGGCTTTACTTTGTAGATACTCATCAAAACCTTGTTTGATTTTGTTCTCTGTTCTATCACGTAGAGTTTGTGCTTCTCTCTTAGTTTTACCTATAGCTTCATATGTCTGTATGTCCTTAGATTTTAAACCATGCATTCCTAGCATACCACCAAATATCATATGCTCAATACCTCTATGTGCAACTTGGCTATAGTCGCTCCAGTTTTCTTTTATAAAAGTATTAAATTCCTCAACACCTCTAAGATCGTTAACCATAGCTTTACCAAGCTCACCCACCTCTGCTGCAATAGCGAAAGCAGGGGCATTTTTTAATGATAACTCTAAGACGGTGTTCAATTGGTTTCTACTAGTGAGGTTTTTAAAACTCCAAGGGGCTAGCTTAGATCCAAGTAAAAATGCTGCGCCAGTACCTCTTTCAAATGCTAATTCTCCATCAACACTTAAAGCACCCATACCTTCTCTCATCTTAACATCCTCAGCTAAAGCTAACATACCAAGAGCTGAACCTCTCTCCATTTTAGTGGCCTTACTAGCTACAGCAGCTCCACTTCCTATCATTTTCTCTAGGGTAGTACCCTTCTTAGATGCAAAAGCTACAGCCCTAGCGCTATTCATTCTAGTACCGTTTACAATATACTTAGCGCCCATAAGGTTTCTAGCCATACTAGTCACACCAGCTAAACCCTGAACTTTATTACCTATAGTTAAAGCTGGAGCCATTCTAGCAAATCCACCAGCACCTATAACTACATTGTCTAATAAACTTTTTTCCAGATGAGTTCTTTGAGCTTCGGTTGTAAACAAAGCTTTATTATCTTCATCCACTCCCATACCAGGTAGAATATCTTGATCTACAACATCAAGTAATTGTTGTTGAGTTAAGCCAAAAGTTTCCTGCGCTACACCTCTTCCTAGAAAATCATCTAACACCTTGCTAGCTTCCCCACCAAACTGACCTAACCTAGTTTTATCTATAGTAGAGTAATCTCTATTTAAACTGTATACCTGCCACAGCGCTTCTTTTTTAGCTGAAATATCTAAACCTTTCTCCTTCCTGTTCTTTAAGTATTCAACAAACTCATCTGGGTTGTCATACCTGCCCTCAATATTGTTGACTGGTGATATGTCGTAATCCTCAAACGAGAAGTTTCTTGATAAGGCTCTAGGAGTATGGTTTGTTAAGAAACTAACTGGCACATCTTTAAAACCCAACCCACCATCACTTTCAAAACCAGCTTCCTTTAAATGAGCAAACAAGGCTTTATCCCCTACTCTAACATCTATAGTCTCCTCACCTTCTAAATCAAATCCTTTTTCCTCTAATAAAACTTCAGAGTTATATCTCTCCAATTGACCATAAGGCGTTCCGTCAAACATGGATACATAAGACTCGTAGCTAGTAGTTATATCATTCGCTTCTCCACCGGATTGCTGTATTATTTTAGCTTCTTCAGTACCAACAACCTTACCAGTTGCTGGATCCAAATACTTAGCATATCCACCACCATGTTTAGGTATTTTTTTACCAGTCTTTTCATATGTACCAAATTTACCGCCCTTCCAAACTAACTCGTCGGTGTAAAATATTTTATCCACCAACTCGCTTCTTCTCTGTTCCAATAAAGCTGTTGGACCATTAACTCTTATCTGCTTATTTATTCTGGCTAACTCGCCCTCATCACCACCATGAATATTAATCTCAGCTAATTCTAAATCAAAAGCTAGAGACGCGGTTTCTTGCCCCTCCTCTTCAGCATTTTTAATTGCTCTTTGAATATTACTTTTTTCTAACTTGTTAGCTTCTAACTCTTGGTATTCACCGAAAGATTGCTGTATAATTTCATCTACATCACCATCACTAACAAACGGGAACGCTTGTCTACCCTCACTCTGAAAACCTACAAATGATTTTATCTCTTGTTTTAAATTCTTAATATTAGAATCATCTCTAGAGTAACCAGATAAAGTTTTAGTACCTGTTATATCTTTTAATACTTCTTTATTTTGAAAAAAGTTTTTGTCGACATATTGTTTTAAATACTTCTTCTGTGTACCAACTATTTTAGACTCTGAAACATCTTCTTCTTCATCAGAATAATAGTCTAACTCTGGTCCTAACATAGCTTCCGTTCTCTGTTGGATAGGATCTACCTCTTCAAACTCTTTAGCCCATTCTACTACGTCTTCCGAAGCTTGTTGCTCATCAAGCATCAACTCTGGTTTACTACTGTAAAAAGTGTTTATATTATCAATCCCACCTTTAGGATCGTAAACAACTTCTGGTAATTGTACGCCTGTGTTATCCCGTCTAGCTGGTTCTGGTAAATCCGAAGAAATATCTTCCGATGGTAATTCCGTATTCTCTTCTTGATTGTTTTGAGGTTGAACCACCTCTTGATTTGATGCTGCAGTCTCTGGCTTCACAGTCGCATCTGCACTGGAGCCTGTTTGATTTCCCGTTACCTCGTCTTCAGGTTTAGGATTCTTTAAATTATACTCCTCTATAACAGCTGCTATATTCTCTTCTGGCTCGTTAGCCTCTTGCATTCTAGTTATTATACCTAATATCTCTTCTTTATTGTATGACATATTAAAATTTTATTGTGAGTATTTATTCAAAAGATCTTCAGGAGATGATTCTTCAGAGCCCAACTCAGGTAGTGATAAACCACCACCTGTACCCCGTGGACCAATGTATCCTAAGTCTAATTTCATTTCAGCTTCATAATTCCTTTGTAAGTGACTAGTAAAATAGTTTGTTAAGCTATTCTTAAGTCCATCTTTATATTCAGAGTCTAATAACTTTTTCATTATTTGACCTTTTATATCATCATCAATATTATCACCAGCAGTTATAGCTCCATCTTCATCTCCCTCTGGAGGTTCGAATCCTAAGTCTTCATATTTAATATTAGCAAGATCATCACTATTAAATAAATCTTCCATATAAGAGGTGTTACCAAAAGACTTATCTAAAGCTAAAGAATTAATATTTCCTCCTTCTATAATCTGAGCTATATCTCCTTTAGCTTTTTCATAATCAAACGATAGATTGCCAGCACCATCAGAGATACCTTTCTCTCTATAAAAACTAGCAAGATCTGAAATCTGGTTAAACTGTTCGTTGGATACTTTATATCCATCTAACTTTTTTCTTAATTCTGGTTCAGTATACATTTCACCTCCAGGACCTTCTACAAACAATTGATTATCTAACTCTATTAATTTCACATTATTTTCACCACCCTTTATCATATCCATTAGCCATTCCTTCTCTTCTTCTTCTGCATACTCTAAGGAGTTACCATACCCATACGCTGTATGTTCTCCTCTGTTTTGCCAATCTTCATTTACTTCAGTAAAAGTTTGCTCAAAAGCGTTCATGTCTTCAGCTTTCTTTTGTGTCTCAGCCATTAAATCATCTTGACCAGCATTATCTTTATTGCTCACATAACCGTACATCCTATCTTGACCTTCTTTTAAGCTAGCTCTTACCTGTTCTTTATCTCCAGGTGTTATACCTACGTCTTGTGTTGCCGCTTTATCCGTATCGGCTTCATCTTTAACTTGCTTAGGTGTTTTGTTAGTCGGTTTTATTTTAGTAGAAGCAGGATCAACTACTCCTGGTTTCTTCTTACCAAGCTCACTAATCTTCTCACTAGCTCCTTTTCTAGCTTGAGCCAACCCCATATCATAGTGTTGCTTAGCTTTAAATTGTCCTGATACTAACGCTGCATCTGCTGCCATTACTTAATACTTTTAAATTCAACATCTATCTTAGAGTAGTCTATCATATCAAAACCGCTACCATGTTTTATAACAACATCCTTAGATACCTCGTCGGACATCGCGCCTTGGAATATACCCTCACCCAGTCTTTTGTCTATATACTCGAACGTGTATATGCCTATACCGCTTGGTGACTCACCAACTAACTTTATATTTCTTTTTAATCGCCTATCTGAAAAACCTGCAGCGGCACCAGCCATACTACCTACAGCATCCCACTGAGCAGCTTTACCCGCAGCCTCAGCTTGTCTAGCACCTGCTAAATCACCTTGAGCCATTCCCATCAACGTTGAAACTTTATTTAACTCTTGCCCTCTAGACCACTGCTCTCCCGCGCCCTTCTGCGCGTCTACGGCTGCAGCACCCGCAGCTTCTGCTGTTTGTAATCTACCAGCTTCGGCTGCCATAGCTTTTTCGTTAGCCGCTTCTTGTTGACCAATATTAGCTGAAGTTTTCTGAGCTTGCAATTGTCCTGACTGTGCCATCTGCTGAGCTAATGCAGCTACACCACTACCACCAGCCATACCTTTCATGTTAGCCATTATGTTAGCTCTTTGCTGAGACCCTTGTTGATTCTCCATCTCAGCTTGTTGTTGGTTAACTGTTAAGTCTTCCATTGTGTTCTCTAAACCTGCATACTGATTTTGTAGATTAGCAAATGGATTGCTAGTATCTAAATTAGCAAATGCAGCTTTCTGTTTATTCAAATCTGCTTGAGCGGCTGCTGCTTCTCTTCGAGCTCTTCTTTTATCTTTTCTAGCTCCAAAAAATTTAGCTCCACCAACTGCAACTCCAATACCTGCTGCTATAAAACTCATATTACTCTATTTTTAAATTAATCTTTTCTAACATTTTTATCACATCACAATCCGCAGGTAGATCTTCGTATTTAGCACAAATAACTTCTTCTTCAACCTCCTCTATAGATGTGTTACCTGTAGCATGCACTGTTATAAAAATACATTCTTCATGTGTGTATATAGCTCTTTTTGTACCTGGCTTAGTTATGCCTTGGTAAGGAGCTTCTATTTCTTGTATACCGTCCTCTGTTAATATTGACATACTACCTTTCATTAAAAAGAACGGATGCTCTTTCTTATGTATCTTAGTTACTATTAAATGATTAGCGGGATTATATATCTCTCTTATATAACACCCGCCAGCAAACGTATGCTTGACCGGATTGGCTTCATGAAGTTCACCACCTTGCATACCAAATTCAGTAATAGTATTCTCTAGCTCAGTCATCTTCTCTCTGAACTCTATTCTTCTTCTTATCTCTAGTCCTATCTCCCACGCTTCGTCAAAATTAAACGAATGTTTTAAACCAAATCTCTCTGTCATTTCGTAAAATTGAGCTTTACTTTCCTCTTTGGTTAGTGGAGCTTCCTCGACTTGCTTATCTATATTGTCTTCCATATGATTAAATTTAATTTACTCATATATAATCACAGTCATAGAACTTTATTTACTACTCTCTCTACCGTCTACAGCTATAGCAAACATTTCGCTTTTAATCTTTGAGTTATTTTCTACTTTAGCTTCAGCATAATAACCTATAGGGGAAGACATATTAACAGCGTTATCCTTGCTAAACATTTGGAAATCACCTATATTAGCGCTGTCTGCACCTGCCTGGGTTTCTGCAACTACCATCCACCATTTAGTTTTACCGTACCAAGGTGATATAGTTGTTGGAGATGTGCCTCCGGGATGCGGAGTCCCTGTCGCAGGGTAAGTAGGCATGCTAAATATACTAGGCGTATTATCAAACTTAAATCTTACCCTAGTAGGTCTATTTTGAAATTGCGCATCTAACTCGTACTGTGGAACACCGTCAACATACCGCAATGATTTATATTTATTTAAACCCACATTAGCACTAAAAGAAGTAGGTAATATACGGGCTAACTCACCGTTTAGTGAGTTTGCTGAAAACCCCTGGGTGACCATATCCCACATAGCTATTTCTATCTCGTTGGGATCGTCACCATTTGGGTTTACACTTTTCACATATAGCAACGTGTCAGAAGAATTCGATTGTCTTTCATAAATACTATCAGTGAAAGTTGTCAACGTCCCTGTACTTGTTAAAGCATCAGCTGTACCTATATCTATTTGCATTCCAGATATTATACCAGCTTCTTTGTAGGTTTTATTTATTCTTACTATACCAGTAAGACTATTACAGTCAGCGGTATCGCCCCATCCACAATCCTCAAAATCTCCTTTAAATTGTATATAAGCTTCGTTAGCATTGACTAAACCATTGTTGTCTGTTGTATCTAAAGTTGTAGTATCTATAAGATGAACGCCTTTTATTTTACCTAACTCTACCAAGTCACTCTTGCCAGCGGTATCAAACCCACCAACAGATGTTATAGGTGTAAAGTAAGATACATCTCCAGTTTGAATTGACGCGTTCATGCTAGCTAGCTTGTCGTAATCAAACCATGTTACTTGCTCTTTCGTCATGTGCTTATTTGTTTATCATTAACTTTCCCATGTTGCTATTTTACTTAAATCTACCTCATATACATTGTTACTAGTTCCAAACATTTGAACTTCAAACTTTCCTAAAACAGTTAGGTAGTTATCGTAGTCTCCACCACTATCTATAGTACCAGAGTCGGTTTCGTAATCCCAAGCAGTAACTTTACCTAACACAGCTTGAAAACTGTTTACTGAAGCTGCTTCACCACCGTTGTTAAATGTACTTGAGTGATCTTGATAATTAGTAAATTCATTTAATTCTGTTATAGATATGTGTGAAAATTGACAAAATAACTGTGTGTGATCGTCTGTTGTATTAGGTGATTCTATATATGCTATTATTTTATATTGACCTGCTGTTGGTGCCACATACGTTATATTTACATCTTGATTAAACACATAAGCATCCACTCCAGTGTCGTTAATTACATCCCAATTATTCCATTCCTCAGCGTTACGTGCGTCAAACCACTGGCTTATTTGAGCATAACCAGTCTGAGTACCCCCAAAATCTTGACTAGGTCTTACAATAATAAATCTACCACGCATAGGCGTACCAGTGCCACCACAAGAATGTATATTAGAAGTTATCTGATAAGTTTGACCTTCTGTAAGTGTTACATTTCTTTTTATATAAGCTCTGGATTTATCATTGTAATATTGTGATATCATTTGATTACCATACATCTTGTAGTCACTTGAAAACTGTACTGAACTAGGGCCTGGTCTATACTTTTGAAGAGCACTTGCACCACCTGTGTTCCAATTATTAGGCCAAGCTCCATAATAAGATGCTGCAGCATTTGATCCACCTTGTCCTAGTTGAGTGTCTATTATAATTGAAGCAGGAGTAGTATCAACTCCAGGCGATGGAAAGTTGTGCGTTATTAAAAATCGATCACTACCATCCTCTAGAGTCTCTTGAAATGGATACAATTGAGATGCCTGACTAGTTCTATTAATGTTAGATAAAGAACATACGTCACCTTCTGGATTAGTAGATTCATTATACGTGACAGTGCAACTCGTTGCTGGCCAATGTAATTCGTGGTCATCGTCACTATGTGCTTGGTCTGTTATACCAGTACCACCTGCGTTAAGCTTACGGAAAAACTCTGGATTAAATTTAAATTTTCCGGTTTCGGAACTGTGTAATACCCATCTAAACTCTACTTCAAGCGGGTAAAAGTTTGGCCCATTATTATCTAAGTAATAACCTTCGACCCATTGATTATAGTATGCTAAAGCTCCAGCAGATGGAGTGCTAACTGCATCAAATGATATATTTGCTTCACTAGGAAAACCACTTATATTAGGGACTAACTTTATAACATCTGTGTTTTGTTGTCTAAGCCTAATCTGTATAGTATTTCCTGGTGCGTTATAATTAATTCCATTAATATAAGTGTCCTGCCAATCACCAGAAACAACATCAGATCCATAGGCTGAGTTGTGGGCAGTAGTTCTTATTTGAGTGTCACCTTGAGCTATAACTCTTAAATAGTAATTTTTATATTCACTAACGTCAGTGTGTGCAGGTATGTCTGGTAACACTAACTCGTATGGTTGCTCACTTGGGTTAGGCAATGTAATAACCGTAGTAATACCAGCTTGTAGCGGATCGGTAGGTATAACGTTGTTATCTACAACATCACCCCATTGTACCGCGTTTCTAAAGCTACCAACAACTCCATCTCCACTAGACCTACCAGTGGCGCGCGTTATAACCTCCACCTCTATTATTTCCACTTTAAACTCCGCACCTGAGTAGCCAGATATTTCCAACGCTATACGATTACCTACGTCAGTTGAATCGTTACCACTAGCTGGTATTAACCAAGCCTTATTGTTTGGCCCTTCAGTTTCACCAGGAGGACCAACCCACCCATTAATTTCACTAAGCTCTAGATCCCCCAAGCTTGGCGTAATAGTAATATTATTTATATACTTAGTGTTTTGATTTAGCAGTGGTGGAGCTGCTGTTAAGAAACCACTTAGAGATAAGTCATTGAAATTGTTCACTACAGCGTTAGTCATATCACTTTCACTATGCGTAAATTCACTAGCTACACTAACCCCTAATAAACCAAGTTCATCTAACTCTTCTGCGTTTGGGTATCTAAAATACCAATCTCTTTGCCATTTAGTACAAAGAGAACTCGTATTTGGCTGGCTCGGCTCAAACGTTTGAGATGGGTTTTCCTCCCATGGTCCCATTGCGTTGCTCCACGTGCCGTACAAAAACTCATCAATAGAATCAGCACCAGTGTGAGTATCTGTTTCAGGATCAAAAGCATTATTATCATTACCATTAGAATCTCTTAGTTGATGAGATACGACTGCTAGCTGCTCCATCCCATGGTTTTGTATTTCCCAAACCTCTTTTGATATAGCACTAGTTCCATTAAAAGAGTTACCATTTTTATTCGCTTCTCTAAAAACAAACCCATACTCACCCTCACTAACTGCGCTGGAGGGTATTTCATTAGCAGATATGCCGTTACCTAACTCTGTATTATCTAACTCAACAGTTATAGTACCTACCTTAATCCAACCCTCATCTTGACCTGATCTATCTAAAGTAAAAGTACCTTTAACATAAATAACTTCATTTTGAGTTTTAAAATCATTATGATAATCAATAGCAGTACTTGAAATTGTGGGTGAAGTAACAGGAGTAAAATCTTGACCACCACTAACGTCTGTCATGTTAACAGCTGGTGTAAACGTAACTTTACCTACACCTACTCTTCCGGAATAATTTACTGACCCAGGACCAGTAGTAGTATCAAATACTGACCAAGAACCCCCTCTTATTTGCTTAGCAAAATCTGTCTGTAAAGCTATTACAGCTTCCTTTTCGTAGCCTTGATCAGCTACACCTAATAAATCTACCGTTACAATTTGGTCAGCTTGTAAAAAGAAGCTATCTTCTAAGTTTATAGTAACCTTAACCATGTTACCAACCACGTTCGGTCCTATAGTATTAGTGAAAGTAATATCTAAATTATTCGCGTCAAGTTGAGCTATAATACCATCCCAGTTATCTCCGTTTGGATAAGTGGTTTTAGTATTATCCTTAAAAGCTTCAGCCTTAACAGTATACACAGGATCCCAAGCATTCACTGGCTCATCAGGTACTATATATAAAATTTGATTAGGAAGATTAGTGTCTACTACTTCTAAACCACTTGTTACCGCATCTTCTTTAACATGACAATTGACTAAATTTCCCGCCATTTTATTATCCGTTTTCTGTTATTGTTAATTTGAACACGTTAATTATAGGTACGCTAGCTATATCTATAACGCCAATACCTTGAACTGAAAATTCTTTAGTATCTAAATTACTCAAACTAGTAGCATCACCTTTAATGTATTCAAACCATTTACCTTCTCTTTCTATAAACTCAGGTATGCTAGCCTCTTGTAAATTCGTTTTAAACGAACTAACGTGCCAGCCAGCCTTAGTATCACTAGTTAAGTCTTGATAATTAGGGTTGTTAATACTTATTTCATTTCCATTAGCGTCCGTAAGATTTTTATTATCCCACCCATCAACTTTAGCTTGAGTACCTTCATAGTTCATAGATAAGAAACTTTTAATCACTTCAGGACTTTGATTAAATAAAACGTCCACAGTTGAATTATAATGTTCACCATAAAAATTATTAGCTTCAATATCTAAGGATCCGTCAGTTGATAAATCTTCATTGTGATGTGACCATATAATTTTGTTGTTTATATAATCAGTATCGCTCGAGTCATACTTAATCTTACCAGTAAGGTATTCATCATTAATTGACAGACCAGTTTGAGGTATAAAAGATTTAAAGCTAGTCCACCCTTTGGTTTTCTCGCTAAAAGAAACTGTGGTGTCTCTATAAGTATTTTGTTTATGATTAAGCGTGAGATTGTATTCACCTTTTATCTCATCAAAACTACCAACCAACCACCGTGTTGGTTCTAAATTATCTCTAAACCAAGAGCTCATACCAGCGTCAGATATAGGTGTTAAACCATCTTGAGATAATCTAATAACTTTATTTCTCTGCTTGTCAGTAAAATACATTCTAATGTAATCAACAGCTAGAGACTCAGGGTTTGTAGATATACCATAATCACCCTTGAAAGCTTTAGCATCTCCTAGTACTGCATTGGATGCTGTCACGTTAGAACTACCGTCAGCGTTATATAATGCATCTTTGTTTGCTAATATCTGAAATACCTTATCTTCACAGAAAGCAACAACATTAGTATCTCTAGTTTTTAAAGCTTGAAGGGATCCGTAAGATGGGTTTAAATCCTTAGTTATAGGTTGAGCCATGTTAAACTCATTAAGGTTATTAACACCACTTGTAGAGTTATATATACCTGACCATATCATGCCACTACCTCTACGTTCCTCTCCAAATGTATCAAGCGTTGTAGAAACCTTGCAACCGTTATCTATTGTAGGCGCATTGAAATCATCTCTAATTCTATCAGACTCTAAACCGTTTCCAAAAGCGTAGCAATTAAACCAACTCAAGCCTACCGGTTCTTTAAACACCTCGTGATCTAGTCTATAAAACCCAGTCTCGAATTGGTTGTCTTCACCACTGTAATTGTTAGCTGGAAAATAATTTTCAGTATCTGTAATGTTATCGTAGAATTGCCAGTGAGCTATTATACTTGACTGTGTTATAGTTCCATTTGGATGTATAAACTCTAACACATCACCAACCAATAAGCCTAAATCCTGTTCAGGCTTACAAATTCCTTGTATCCCAATCATTATAACATCCCTTATTGCGGAGCACACTTGCACCCTACCAAAACCTGTCATATCAACATTAACACCGTCTCTTGTCACTCTAACATCGCAACCTAGAGGTATAAAAGATTTTATGGTTTCATTTTTTAACTGTATTGGTATAGCATCTGTAGCTTCATAATACAAATCCATACCAACGTCATCTTTAGGTTCTGTCTCCCATATAGCATTACCATCCGTTATATTAACAGCTTCTGATCTATCAAAAAAAGCTTCAACAAACTCTATCATAGAGTGGTTAGTACCATCATGCCTTAAGGAACTTCTAGGATCCCAAATATTAACGTCCATACCTTTCATAGGATCTCCCTTTATGTGGAAGTATGTTTTCATGAGAGTCCTATAACACCAACTTGCAGGTGAACTAGCTTCATCACACTCTTTACAAACTGTGTTTTGATGAATATGGTAATTCCATCTATTCCAACCCGGCCTATGACCAGATATTTGGTATATAGTTCCAGTAGGATCACCAGAGAATCTAAATATAGATCCAGCTTCAGTCATTCTATTATAGAAATCAAGATTGTTTTGATCATTAAAACCGTCTTTACCCATCGTAGCCCATTGTATTGCATTCATGCCCGCTGCTGGTCCACCTTCCGCGTCGTTGTGTAAGCCTGGATGCCAATTTTCTGGGTTAGGGCTGCCTTGTTCACCTTGCCCTAACGCGTTTGCATCACCATTACCCCCACTACCACGAGCTTCATCTATAAATGGTGTGTTTATATGAGAAATAGGGTATGTGCCAGAACCTCCAGCGTACCACTCCCAGAACCTACGCACATCATCCTTTACGAAGCATTCTCCCATATGCCCTGCATCTGCTCCTGATAGAGCGTTACCAGGGTAGTTATCACAGCCCACTACATTCTGCGTTCCCCAAAACGAATTATACCAATTAACAGATGAAGGTGTTCCAGCTGTTGGATTTGATTCTCCTGAATAGTCACCTTGATATTGAGCATTTGATGCAGAAGCGGTATTGGTAGGGTTGTTTTGGACGTACTTAAATTTTAATTGATAATTAGTATTGTACTTTAAACCATCTTCTGTTATGCTCATGATTTTAGTAGATAAAGTAGCGTCTTTGTATACTTTAATAAAAAACTTACCGTCAAATTCTGGTCTGTTTTCTACAACAGCATCTTTAATTTCAAACTCCATTTCATCTATTTCTTGAAAACTACTTAACCCAAAAGAGTCGGTAAAGTTAGCTGAGTCGCCAAGCGGGTCTACTAATGTCACAGTGTGATTGGTATCATTCATTCTGGCTATCTTAACCCAGTTAGAATATTTCAATGTACCACCTTCAATAGCTCTTAATCTACCCCAGCCAATACCTTTAAATTCTATATTATCAAAATTAGCATCATATAAAGTGTCGTCGAAGTTAACGATCATTGAGTCTGTTAAATTGGTATTAGTCTCCATGGGTATACAACCTATTATCTTGTCAGTGGTTTTTATAAAGTCAGGAGCTTCATTTTTTATAGCTAATATTTTATATTTAGCTTTGTCTAAAACTGGTGTTTCATTACCATGTTCATTTTTAAGTATTAAGTATGTATTTTCGTCTACTTTATTTCTATCAGAAGATTGAAACGACAACCACAAATTACCGTCTTCAGCGTCATACCAGCGGTCTTGAACTAAGTTGTAATACTCATTAGTTGTTTCCTTCACGTAGAACTTGAAGTATTCCATCCAAGGTTCAGGGCTTGAAGTCGTCCATTCTAACTGGGCTTTCAACTTGTTAATACTTGCACATTTTTCCTTTGGAACAGTTACACTATCAGGATATATAGGCGCTGGAACTAGAGGGTCGGAGATCTCACCCATACCTCCTAATCCTATAACAGGCGTCTCTCTACCATACTTATCGCCGAACACTACGCCAATTCTATATTTACGTATAGATTTTAGTGACTTAAAAGGATAAAAATCAGTTTGTTCAAGCTCCTCTTCTGTAGATTTACTAGTACCAGGTTTAGCTTGATATTTCTTAAACCAAGTACTTCTAAGCATAGAACCATGTTCTATAGACTCATACCACTGTTTTACAAAAACTGGAGAATCAATATCGTAGTTTTGTAAATAATTACCATATACTACTCTGTTACCTGTAACCTCTTGAGCTAAAGCTTTTCTTGGCACGTTATCCCAAGCTCTTAGTATCTGAGATGACTCAAGTGTTCTATGTATCATTTCTGATTTTATTTCAAAAACCCCTTTGTAACTACTTGTTGGGTTCACCCCATTAAGCAACTGATTGTTGCTCTCGTCATCCCACTCGTGATGCTTAGACCTACTTATTGTTTTAACTATATAAACGTTTGGTGACACAGTGTCTTTATATAATATATCAACCTCAGTAACATCGTCAGGTCTTAAAGCATCATCAACTATAAAATCAGTTATTTTAAGTTGTCTAACGTTGTTAACCATACCAAGATTAAAACCTTTCTTAGGTACATAATCAAATTTATCAGGTATAAAAGCTAATTCAGACCAAGGTGCGAAAGAAGAATACTCTCCATCTTGATATTTGTATCTAAAAGAAAATCTCCCAAACTTAAGTTCAAAATAAGGATCTTTTTTAATTTCGTATAATCTAACTTTCCATACTAAATCTGTGGCTTCAATATCATTGCTTATAACATCTATCAGTACTTTGTAACGATTCATCACACCCTCTTCAGTGTAATTAATATCGGCCACTATAGCTACTATTTGTTTATCACCATTTTCTTGATAAATCTCAATGCGATCACCAATATCAAATAATGGTAAAGGTACCGAGCTAGTACCAATTTTTATTTCATCACCAGGTTGATATAACTCTTCGTTTGGCTTGAAGTTAACCACAAACATTGCCTCAGTAAGACCTGGCATGCTTTCTGCGTCGTATGATAGTAAATCACCAGTAGCTGGCGCACCTTTCCCATCTGAGTATTGAGACATTTCTATCTTAGGAGAAGTTCTAGGTGCTCTTCTTATCATTGTGACGTGATCAGGTTTAACACCTCCATCCGTGCCAACATCTACTGAGTCCAAACTAATCAGTGAATTATTGCTACTATCTGGATCGCTTATCATCAACTTGGTGTGCTTGTTGAAAAGACCATCATCAGAGCTGCATCCAGCCTTACTTCTTGCAATGTTTATTTTCTTAGGCTCAGTTCTATTATCTGTCCAAAACAGTAAATCATCTATTATATTTATACCAGTTATATAATTTTTAGGAATTTCCTCATCTACTGGTGGGTCGTCTTGTAGTGAGAAATCTAAAACTGGGTTAGCTTTAATTACACAGTGATAAAGCGGTGAAAAAACTCCAACAATATATCTATCGAAATAAATTCTTGTGGCATTATTTTGTAAGTGTTCAACTTTTACGATTTTTATAGTCTCCTCTGGCATACCATTTAATCCACCCATGTTATTAGGTTTGTATGTAGATAGTACGTAACTGGTTCCATTATAAATCTGAAAACTCATTCCAGCTCTAATGTTTTGAGTTAAATTTTGATCAGTACTACCTATAGTAATGTAGTAGTACGGGACGGTTGCTGACCCGTTTGTTGTGCTATTGTTGTCAACTACAGTTTGAAAACTGTCTACTCGGGTTTCAATTCTTTTAACATCTATAAATACAGGTAACACACTCCGAGTAGCTTGGTTGTACTCAACTATCATGTCTTTATATAGCTTAGTACCCTTAACCATATCCCAAGTAAAACCACTTGCGGTTGTCTCCTCGCTATGCGGTGGTGATGCCACAAAGAAGTAAGCTTTATTTGTCTTCTCATTAGAAATAGAACCAACATGATAGCTAGTTCTACCCATCCAATTAGTTGTAGGATCTATATCACCCCTAGTTGAAAACCTACCTTTATTACCGTATAAGTTCTGTATAGCTCCAATGTCACTATCACTAGACGTCCTAACTTCTATGTTTAATGCGTCTCTATATTCACCTTGAGGAACTATTCTTTCATCAAGGTCTTTATTCATTTTACCGCCTTGAAATGTATGTCTTATCTCTGCCATAAAATATTACTTAATAGGTTTACTAATACCTTTTAGTATTTGAGTAAACTCTTCCATTTTTATATTAGACAATCTAATCTTAGCGTTTCTAGTCTCCGCAAACTTTTCTCTTTTAAATCTTTGAACAACTCCTTCTGGAATGTTAGATCTACCAGAAACTAACCCGTACATAATATGTTTGTATACTGCTTCTTCACAAAATTTATGTACTATCATTTCTGAATCAGTACCTAAACCATCGCTAATATACTTTAATGTTATTGTTTTCCCAGCTAAATCAGAACTGAAATGTATAAACCCAGTTGAGTTGTCTATATAGAAAGTACCATTACTTTGTGCGTGCTGAGGATCTAGACCATATCTTCTACCTCTATTATCTAAATGGTTGTGATCTGAAGTATCATGATCTTGATCGTTGCTAGATGATGATATAGAGTTAAATTTATCCCAAGTCCTTGATTGATGAGGCTCAGTGGCGCTAGTGGCATCTCCTGTAGGATTTAAATTATTACCAGTGTAATTGTAAACGCCCGTTGAAGAGTTTGCGTCAAGCGGGAAGGGATTAGATGTTTTACCTGTAGGGTACAAAAGCTTTTCAATACCACTAGAATCTACTCTAACTATCTTAGTGTAGTTGACGTAATCTCGCGGTAAAGGCATAACTAATATCGAGGGTACTTCTTGTTCAAAAGCTTTGTGAGAACGAAGAACATCGTATGATAATTCTTGTATAGCTCTCATGCCATGAAACTGAACGTCCATATAGTTAACTTTGTTTATTATTTTATTTTCTCCAACATAAACTAACATAAAAGATTTTACTATCTCATCTAAAGATACGAATTGATAATTACCTTTGCTAGTACCCTCATAATAACCTTTTTCAGTTGTTCCGTCTAGTAATCCCATAATTAATTATTTTTTGCAGCTTCATTACTAGCCTCGTTTCTCAAAGCCATTTCAGAGGTTTGAACGTCATCTGTAGACATACCAGCTAAATATAGTATTTTGTTAATCAAAGAAGATCTTTCAGATTCATGCAGCTCAAAGTCAACTGTAGCACCAAGTGAATAAGTAACCACTCCAGTATCAACGTTAGTAATACTACCCCATTTTGGTGTTGTTGGTTTTTTTATAAAATCCAAATTTGGATTGCTAGTAGGTTCTGGGAATATACCTACTGTGTTAGAGGTTTTTCTGTAGTATATATGTTCTAAATCTTTTTTGAAAAACGCTTTATTAGTAGAGTAAGATCTGACTTGTATAAAATAATTTTTAGAAACTTCTCTATATACAACAGCTGCACTAGCACCATCATTGTTAACGCTTTCAATCCAATAAATATCCGCTGGAGGATAAGTTGTAAAATCTACAGGTATACCACTTCCTTTATTAAGCTCAACACCTTCTACTCTAAATGGTTCTATTTTATTTGCTATTAAATCAAAGTCTCTATGTTCTTCGTAATTCCCTTTTTTTCCTTCTATCCAAAAAGCTTTGTATTCGTTTAGACTTTCTTCAAACAAATCTTGCTGTGCTCTGTCTGCGAGTATATTAAATTCATTAGGCGTTATATAATCTCTACGTCCTTGAACAAGCATAGGAGATCCTTCAAAAGATACATTTTGCTTCTCAAGCTTTTCATTGCTAATTACACTTAAGATTTCCTTATAAACTTTATTTATACTTATCGCCATGATTAATTGTTTTTATCAGCTTTATTCATAGATTCATTTCTAAGAGCTGAGTCAGATAATGGTTGCTTTTCTAGTGCTATACCTGCTAATTCTAATACTCTATTAACAAGAGAACTTTCTTCAGAAGAATGCACCACAAAATCTGTTGTACCACCTGCGTTGTATATAGGTTGGTGATCAGCCACAACATATCCCCATTTAGGAGGTGAGAACGCTGAAACTGGTTTTATAAAATCACATTTTGGTTCAAAGTCGGAACTAGGTACTGGATAGAAAAACATAGTATTAGTAGACTCTCTATAAAATACATTTTTAGATCTGAACTCAAGATTACCACCCGAACCGTCAAGCACAACGTGTTCTAAGTTTAAAGGGAAACCTTTAGCACTCATATAATCTTTAAAGTAGTTTACTTGTCTTTTAGTTACTTCCTCAAAAACTATATCGTTAGCCATATCATAAACACTCTCAAGCCAATATACATTACTTGCGTTATCACCTCCTATAGTCCCAGTATCACCAGATATTACTATAGCCTGATTAATTTCTCTAAATGGAGCTATCTTCTCTCTCAGCATATTAACGTCGTTGTGCTGACCGGCTACTTGATCTGGATGTAAGAAGGCATCTTTATAATCTTGAAAAGTAATTTCAAATATATCGTTCTGAGCTTTCCTAGCGAATAAGTTAAACTCCTGAGGAGTTATATAACCCCTTTGCTCCTTATTAGCTATAGCTAGTACTTGCTGATAAACATTGTCTACGCTTACACTCATTTTACTTTAATTTGTAGGGGAATTGTTTATTTAACCAATTCTTCCTTTTGTTACATCCACAATCCTTTTCGTCCTTAGTTACCATTTCAACTAAACTTTTTATACGTGTGAACTTCGTAAATTTTTCTATTGTATCTCCTAAACCTCTTGATTTCATATGATTCTATTTTACTTAAATATAGTTACATAGTAAAGCGAAGAGTTAGTATAGGGTAAAAAAAATAGCCACCCGCGAGGATGGCTATTAATATTAAGTTTAATGTTACTTATTAAACCGCTGCTCTTGTTATTACACAAGAAGTTATTCCAGATACGTTGTCCATAGTAGCATCAACGTCGTTCTTCACGATCATATAGTTTCTTTGCTTAGACTTATACGTACCATAGTTATAATTTAGTGCATCTATTATCGCTAATGTAACTGATCTTTCTGTTTCGTCAGGAACAGTTAAATCTATTGAATCAGCTTCTCTATCTGCGCCAGTAGCTGCATCACCAATATTTGGTTCGAAATACAACTTTACTACGTCATCACCTTCATGATGAATGCTAAGCAATCTATTAGAAGGATACATTACTGCGTCATCACCAGCACTAACAGCCATGATGAACTGTACTTTTTGATTTGCCATCTTTTATTTTTTTATAGTGTTAATGATTATGCAGCTCTAGTTATAGAATCAACAGCTGTTACATCTGCGTGGAAATACGCACTAGCTATTTCATCTCCTACTATAAGATAATTACCTGCTTTACCTCGGTTTTTGTAAAAGTTACCGTTAACTTCATCTGCAAAAGCTTTCATTATAGCTACCTCAGTATCTGCTGTAATACTACATCTAATAACATCAGTAGTTGTACTCGTAGTACCTGTTGGTAAAAAGTTCGCAGTGTCAAAGTAAAAATCTAACTTTGCATCCGCCGAACAACTAACACTTCTCAAACCGCTTAACGGATAAACCGCCTCGTCGTTATCAGCCAATTTAAAATATAGGAAATACTCTTGAGGTAATCCCATATTAGTTCCTGGTTTTTGTTGCATTTTTTAAATGTTTAATAATTAATAATTGTTTTTGAATTAAGGTTTAAAGTTTAAGGATTAGGGTTTGTGCTTATTTAGTATTAAAAGAAACAGTTATGATAACTGCTTCTCTATATTAGTGTATACTTCCATACCTTCATCAGTTTTAAACCACTGTGCAAGTGCGGAGTATGGGTGTTCATCAAACGGAACTGTCATAAGTTTTCTATCGTTAGATCCCCACATAAAGTGTCTTTGATCTGATGATAACTTTATAATGTTTAGTTCAGTTGCTTTAATACCAAAGTTCCTTAGCTGTACGTTGTCGTCATTAGCTAACTCTAAGAACAATCTAGGATTTCTTTTAGCGTATAATAATAAATCTCTTTTAAGCTCTTTAGAACTCATCTCTGACACCTTAGAACCAAGCTCTACACGCATAACAGCCTCAGCCATATCTATATCTAAATTTTGAGCAGCGTTTAAAGCTTCAATCTCTAATTCAATCCAAGCTACTTCATTAGCTGCTTTTAATACAGGCTTGTCTTCTTCATATATAACATCTTTCATTGGATGATATATAGATAGCAACTTCTGTAGAACGGTTTTATTCTTAGGAACCACTAATGTTCCATTTCTAAATATAATGTGCTCTAATCTTTGGTCACCAACCATCTCATCCACAAAGCATGTTCTTTGATTAGAGCAGTATTTTAACTCTCTTTCGTAACCTTTCTCTTCATCGAAGTAATAAATATTACTACCTTTTATAAGACTAGATAGGGGTGTTTTACCTTTTAGGTGATAAACTCTATCCTTGATCTCCCACTTAGGAGTTTGGGGTTTCTTAGGAATTTCCACCTTAGGTGTTTCAATAATATGTTGTTCCATTACTTCAACTGCAGCTTCCTCTACTGCAGTTTTTGTTATCTTTTTAGCCATAATATAATATAATAAAAATTAAAAAATAAGACCGAGGCCGAAGCCTCGATCTATATATTGCTTAGTTTAATAAGCAGAAGTTGTTAGCTCCTTGTACAACTAGACACCTTTCTGATAAGAAGTGCATTTCCATCGCATCTAAATCCGATGTAACTGCTCCAACAGAGCCAGTAGTCCAAGTTTTCATTTTACGAGATTCAGTATTAGAAGCTCTGTAGCGAATGTGTAAAAACGGACGCTTAAGATTCTTACCTAAGTTTTCATCGTAAACAGATGATACACCAGCTGGAACAACAACACCGCGAATAGCGCCTGCCACGTTTCTAGCATTAATACCACCACGAGTAGCTAAATCATTTAAGTACTTCCAGTCAGATTTGTAGAAGTCGTAAGAACCTCTTCTGAAACCAGAGAAACCTAAATTTAAAGCCATATCTTCGTCGTTGTCAAATACCCCGTAAGAAGTACCACCAGCTCCGTAAGAATTCATAGAAGCAAGCATGTCATCCATAGCAAGAGCAGTAGCTCTATTAATAAACATCATATTTTCTTCAATCGCACCTTGCTTGTCAAACTCCGCTAATAAAGCGTCAAACTCAGCTAGATCAGTAGCAGCGTTAACACCAGAGATACCAGTAGAAGTATTACCTCTAGCTTCTAAAGCTGAGAATAAACCTTCAGTACCTACTAAACCGTTAGCCCCACCTAATACTGTAGAGTCGTCATGAGCTTTTTCAGCTTCAACTAAAGCCATTTCACAGTAATCTGAGAAACGAGATCTAGTATCGCCTTCAGCTTTTAAATACCAGTAGTATCCGTTTTGACCATCTTCACCAGAAACTTCAACCCAACCAATTTGAGCAACATCAGATCCAGAGATCTCATACTTGTCTTTTAGGATAATAGGCTTGTTAGTAAATCTAGTAAAAGAAGGTTTGTTAGCACCAGCTCTACCTTCAGTACCTTTGCTGAATTCAGAACCGTAAACCAATATTGTAACTGCATCATCAGCTCCAAAACCAGCATTATCTAAGTGCTCTGCACCATAAGGTATAGCTGTAATGAAATCTGTTGCACCAGCGTTTTGCGCACCACCAGTGTCAGAGTTAATTTGAGATACATAACACTTCTTAGTTAAAGCCGCAGACGCTACTATAATAGTATCACCAACTCTAACACCGTGAGTAGTACCAACGTCGACTCCGTCAATATCTGTATCTAATTGAATTGTACTTACCGTGTTAGTACCAATGGTACCTTTGTACGACAAGTGTAATCTACCTTGCTCTGACCAAACAACTTGATCAGCAGCCATTGCTTCTTCAGCGCCTACTTGAGATAAGAAACCTGAGATAGTTCTCTTTCCGAAAACCTCAGCCTCTTTCTCCATTAAGTCCGGTAGGTACTGTTGTGCCCACCCGCTTGAGAAGTCTAAATAATTGTCAGCTAATACTTGCTGAACTGACCCAGCTCTATTGTTGGGTGCTCCTGTTACTGCCATAATGTTTTAATTTAAAAATTAATTATTTTCTTTTCCTAATTTTGAATTTGAAATCATTTGAATCCTCACCTAGCACTCTAACTTTCATCCCACCAGTATTCTCATTTCCATGAGTTCCTCTTGGGTTAACGTCAATATTCTTACCTTTAGCTACAGTATCTTTGATAGCGTCTGCTTTTCCTTGCTCATAAAAATGTTGAGCTATAACATCTGCATTCATCGCTGTAAATAAAGACTTATGATAACCCTTGGCGTCACCTAAATGTCTATCTTTATTCAAAAACTTTTCAATAAAGTTATTTATATCACCTTGGGTTTGTTTGACGTCGTCTACGTTTTTAACATTAAACCTATATTTTTTATCCCCAACATTGTAGTCAAAACCTTTGAACTTGTCGTTGAATAAATTATCGGTCTTCTGTTGAAAAACTTTTTTGCTAGAGTCTGCTAGTCTATTAGTCTCTTCAGATTCTTCGTTGTAACGGTTAAAGAAATCAACTGCTTTTTGTTGCTCACCCGTAAGTTTGCTACCAGCTTTTATTTCTTCGTAGTATTTGGTTTTTTGATTATCTAAATAAGACTTTGCTTCGGCAACCTGCTCTTTCAGCGCGATCTTCTTAGATTTTATTGTTCGCTCATCATCCATGTCTTCGTCAAATCCAAACTTATCTTCTAATAGAAAGTTTCTTTCTGACGCTGAAAGATGAGATTTAGTTTCTCTATAATATTCGTCAAGTATTTCAGAGTCGTCTAATTTCTCTAGATCTCTGTTTAAACTTACGTAATCATTTAAATCTCCCCCAGTATCTTCCATAAAGTCAACTAACTTTTGGATATTCTCTGGTAGAGGTTTACCAGTAGCTTCCGCTTCCTCTATAGCTTCTACAACTTGCTCTTCAACTTGCTGTACTTCTTCTTCAGTTATTTCCTCTAATACTGGTAACTCTGTTTCTTGTACTTCTCCTTCCGGCTGTACTTCTTCTTGTTCTTGTGGGGTGTCGGTGTTTTCATTGCCTCCCACCACTCCTGCTGTGTCAGCTTCTGTTTCTGTAGTTTCATTAGTTTCTTGGGTTGGGGGTTTACTTAAATCTACTTTCATAACGCTATCATCTCCAGCGCTTTCAAATTTTGATTCGTCAATAGTATTCTCGACGGTTTGTTCTACAGTCTCTTCAACTGTTTCTTTTGTTTCTTCTGCCATAATAAAATATTATATAATTAATTATCTAGGGTCGAACCGCTCTAAACCGAGTCCTCCTCCTACTACATCATTACCTGATGATTCAAACTTTTTAAGTGATTCACCCCTTTTAATTGCTTGATTGTTTTGGGCTTTCATATCTTCTCGTTTGTCTTTTCTACTCTCTCTCTTGTCGTCTCGCTTATCTATAGTCTCATTTTCCATACCACTAAGCTGCATGTTAATTTGGAATTCGTGATCCATTAATTCTCTCTTAACTAAAGCTTCTTGTTTTAAAAACTCTATCTTCATTTGATTTTTAGCTTGTTCAAGTTGTTGATCTATTTGAGCTTTCTGCTGTGCCTTCTGCATTTCAGCTTGTGCCGAAGCTTGTTGAGCTTCTTGGTTAGCTTTAGACTGCGCTTGAATATTTTCTTGCTGTATCTTCTGATCTCTCTCTAATTTCTTTTGTCTTCTAATCTTTAACAATTGATTAGCTAACTTAACATTTCTTATTTCTCTAAGATCAATTGCGTCATCTAAATCAATCAACCCTTGAGATATAGCTTGTTGTATGTTATTCTCAAGCATTTGCTTTTCTTCTTCATCTGGCGTTAACTCTATAAATATACCGAAATCATATAAATGTAAACCAGACATCTCTTTTAGTGTAGCCACATTATGAGCTCCTATAGATTGTATAAAAGCTTCCTTAGTAGGTGAATACTCTATAATATCAGATATTCTAAGAGATAAAGCTTCAGCTGACTCGGATACTAATAGCATCATTGATTGTAGTACGTGTCTAGTTGCTGTATTTGAATTAGCGGCTGCCATTTTTTGAATACCAACTAAAGAATTTTTATCTGGAGTTGAAGCGTCTCTAGCTTCGTTTAACCCGGTAACATCTCTAATCATTTGTAAGTAATAGTTATACGTCTGTATTAACGCTTGCAACTTATTACCACCTGCTCCGTTTTGTATTTGTTGTATAGGTATTTTACCCGGGTTCTGACCACCTTCAGAAGTAAACGATCTACCAATAACAGAACCTGTTTGGAAGAACATATTTAAAGCTTCTTGAGGATTGTAATTAGTACCGTTACCTAAATCTATTTCAGCTAATCCATCAGCATCTAAATATACACCATCAGGAACCATGCGAGATAACACTTGTTGCAACTTCAAGTGTGTCAACTGTATCATGTCGGCAAAACCAGTGATTCTACTAACCACAGACTCTATTTTACCTTGATACATTCTAGGTGCTACTATACTATAGTTCATTTTAACTTTATCAAAGTTAGACTTAGTACGCATCATGTTTTTAGCCATCTCCCATTTAAGTAGCTTGTCAGTACCTAGTATTAACACACCTTCATACAAGCACTCCATTACTCTTTCAAGTTTCATAAAGTTTCCTTCCATATCGGCAGGAGGATTAAAAGTATCATCCTTCTCTATCACTCTCTCAGCACCAGTACTTAATTCTTTTACTTTATAAGTATTGTTCTTGTGAGTTTTAAAATTGAAATATAAAACATCTACTTTATTTCTGTCTCTATTGTAATGATTGCTATTATTACCTTGATAGCTTTTCATAGAAGATCTAGGTCCTTCTACTAAATCTTTAATATCTTCTTCTGTAAGTTCTGGAAATTGTTTTACTAATTCATTTATAGGTACTTCTTTAACTTCCCCCACATAATATATATCATCAAAGTAAGGCGACTCAGTGTAAGAGTAAACTAAATTAGCTGGATCTACATACTCAACTTTAGCACCATCACTCCAGTCAAATGTAGTTTTAACAGCCCCAATACCTATAGTAGTTAAATCATACAAACATCTTCGCTTAGTTAACTCAAACTTACTACCTTCCATTAGAACGTTTATAGCCTGCTCTTCAGCTAATTCCACAGCTTGCTTGTAATCCAACTGCATGTGAAGTGCTAATTCTTCTTCAGTGTCAGGTAAATCTTCCTTCTTGTTTTCATAAAGATTCATACCAAACTGTTGTTGCACCATGTCATTATACTCCTTAGTACGCATGTCACGCAGTATTGACTCCATATGCTTAGTTCTTTTACTAACACCGTATGAATCTTGTGAGTATGCTTTAACTTCATAAGTTCTTTGAGCCATACCATTAACCACTATATCGACAAACTTAGGCACAATTGGCACTGGTTTCCAATCTAAGTTTAAGTAGCTTAAGTCACCATTTATAGATAACTCATTTTTATACTTCTGTATAGGCTGTTCACCCCGTGCGTATAGTCTTAGTTTGTGAAAATTGTTTTTAGTATTTAAATACTTTGAAGTATCATTACTAAACCACTCGTGCTCTATCGCTCTAGCTACTTTCAACCCATACTCTTGACTCATCTTCTCTAGATCGCTTACTGCTTGAGAAGGAAAATTATTTATCGCAGACTCTGCCATAATCTATTTCTTTATTATTGTTGAATTAAAACCTGTATTTTTATATTTGGATATTGTAAGGTTAAGTGGTTCTTTTTTGTATTCCGGGTTTGGCTTGTACATATGCCTGTTGCAAGCCATCACAGCTAAGCCAGTACTAATGGAAGCATCGTGTTTGGTTCTTTTAGTTATGTCAAATCTACTCCAATCGTTTAACGTCTCGTTAAAATACATAGTACCGTAAGTACCATCTTGAAGCAAACCTACATGATCGTTAATGTACATTTCTATTGCTGCTGCGTGAGCCTGTTTTATATCTTCACTAGAGTTTGGTATACCACCAACTTCTTTTTCAGCTACAGATAATTTATTCCATATCTTGTCAGGGCGGTTCATACTAAAACCTCTGTAACCTCTTCTACGCAGATAGTACAACAACCTTGGTTTATTATTTTCTGCTAATATAGGCATACCGTAAAACACTAACGCCATTAGTACATCTTCAAAAAATATTTCAGCGGTCTGTGGTCTAGCTATATATTCTAAGAAAAATGTATTAGCTGGAGCATCTTCCATGCTAAATTTGCTTAAGCCATGTAAAGCACCTTTAGAACCTTTACCATCCACGGTTCCACTAATATCATAGCTATCACAACCAAACGCACCTATGTGCTCGTTGCCAGGATACTTTACGCCATTTTTTAGTATAACATTGTTTTGTAAATTCCTACCCGGCACCCAACTAACTTTGAATCTACCGCTTGGATCTGGATTAAAAACCACTTGCGTGTCTTTTACTCCATTTACCCACTGAAAATTTCCAGTAGTTAATACTGAGGAGTTTCTATTACCCTCGTTGTAATCAATTTGTTCGTATATCTTTACTAGATTAAATAAAGAGTTTTTTGTCTCATCTCTGAATGCGTGTTCTTCTGATCTAGGGAATTGTCTATAAAACTCGTTTAAAGCATCTTGATCTCCTTTTAAGCCATCAACTTCATTCTCCCAGTAATCTACTACACCTATATCTATTAATTCACCATGAGGTCCTCGCCTTGCATCACTTGGTGTATCAAATACTGGAAGTCCGTACTGGTCAATAAATCCTTCATAGTTCCACTCCATTGGGACAAACAAAGAATATAGACCAGATTTTGTCTGGCCATTTCTATTTCGCTTTGTAACATCTGAGTCATAAAACAATTTTTTAAAGTTATCACCACCCTTGTCTAGAGCGTTTGATGTTGACCCCATCATACACTTACCTACTATTCTACCACCTAACCTTAAACAAGTTTTTGTAACTCTCCAGTTGTGAAGTATATTGTCAGGTCTTTCCCACTTACCACTTTCATCATGTACTAGCAGGGAAAGCTTTTCACCATCATAACTGTTGTCACCAGTGTTCTTCCAGTCAATAGTTGTATCAAGGCCTTCCATATCATCTTGCTCTTCATGAAGCCCCATTTTTCTACGGGTAAACTTCTTAGCTGGTACACGGT